CGCCGCAGGCGGCGCGTTCGGCGGTCTGGTGTTCGGCGCGGCGGGCGCGTTGGGCGCTAAAACGGCTGACGAGGGCGCGACAAAGGCAGCGAATGCGTATGACTACGAGCGCAATCAGGCGCAGCAGCTTGTCCAGCTCGACAGTGAGCTGCAGGCGGCGCTTAAGCTGCCGGAAGGACCGATTCGGGAACGTGCGGTGCAGACCGCGCAGAACAAGATGGCCGACAAGATTTCCGGCCTTATGACGCAGCAGGCCGCGCAGAATGCGGAGCTTACCGCGAATTATGACGCGGATCTCGATAACCGCATGAGCCTTGCACAGCGCGCGCAGGCGGCGGAATGGGAACAGCAGCACACAACGTCCATTGACACCAATCCGGCAACGCATACGCCGGAGCAGATGAAGCTTATCAATGAATATGTCAACTCGATAGATGACGGCTTGAAGGATTTCGCTGACCACTATTATGAAAATCCAAACGATAAATTTGGACGATATACGATTTCCAAGGTCGATGATAAACAGGCTGAGGCTTTGCGGGAAATTTTCGGACAGGATTTTTCTGATTATCGAAATGCTATCAACAAGAACGGAATTATTCATATTGCCAATAGACACGGCTTGAACGGCGAGCATGACAGTTCTATGCAAAACACTGGGGATATTGCACGCGCTGGATATGTGATTGAAAATTTTGATAGCGTCGAACGAGTTTTCAATGGTGATGGCTCACCTGCATATAGCACTGAGTTCCGTGATAAAAATAATCAGCTTGCTCCGCTTGTAAAATTTACGAAAAAAATAGACGGCTCCTACTATGTCGTAGAAGCCGTTCCGGATACACGCTATAAAAAACTCTGGATTGTCAGTGCGTATATGAGCAATAATAACAGCGGAGATGTTACGCAAGTACCCAATGCCGCTGCAGCAACCCCGAGTGGTACGCCCGAAGCGTCTCTTGCTTCTCTATCTCCGCTTAACACCAGTATACAGCAGAATGCGGAGAATAGCAACGGTTTAGGCACAAAAACTGTAAACACAATGCAGGATGCAATGCAGTACGGCAAGACGCCGGAACAGGCGGTGATGGAGGAGCAGGCTCGCGCTGAGGGGGAGAGGACGCGTAATGGTTATGAAAAAGGCGAAACCATGTCGTTCATGACTGGGACCAAAATGGGCTACCCCAGCGACACAGTTTCGCCTGACGGAAGTGATATCCCTTCCGTTGATAACAGTATATCCCCAAATGCGGAGAATGGCAATACAGAAGTTAAACCGCTCGGCAACTATGAGATGTACGGCAAGAGCAGGAAACAGGCGATGCGGGAGCTGCAGAACAAGCTGACAGAAAAGCGCTCGTTCCTGCATGACGATGATTACAAGCAGGTGCGTGCGGTGCAGTCCGCCGAGCTGCGCGAGACATGGGAGCAGGCGCGACCAGTACACGATCAGATCGAGAAGTTCCAGAAGAACCACCCGCTTTCCGCCAAGGATGAGCAGCTGCTGCAGGCTGCTATGGTGAACGGCGCAACGGACACGTTCAGCCAGTGCGACGATCCGGCAGCCGTCATGCACCGGTATCAGCTGCAGCAGGAATTGAACCGCCGGATGCAGCCAATCAAGGACTATCAGCGGACGCGCGGTGAGACCATGGCGCTGAATGCCGAGGAAATGGCGGACACCATTGCGGAGTTTGCCAAGGATAAGAAGATTCCCGGTGCGTACAGCCGTGAGACGATGGAGCGCAACAGCTACGACATTTTCGGAAAGAACAACCGCGACAAGGCCGAACAGCTGAATGACGAGTATTTTGCGCCCGTCCACAAGGCGGTTGCAGACCGCACGAACTATGTGAACACCATGCGTCAGCAGGTGGCAGACCTGCACCTGAGCAAGCACGAATCTGCACTGGTGCAGATGGCGCTTGAGGGACGGAATGACGTTGCCGCCGAGTACATCAAGAACAACAAGATCAAGGTGACAAGCGAACTGCAAAAGCACGTTGCGGACGGCGTGGCAACGTTTCAGGCGATTTACAAGGAACTGTATGACTCACTCAACGAAACGCTGCTCTCCAACGGCATGGAGCCGGTACGCGCCCGTAAGAACTATGCGCCGCATTTTGTGAAGGACAAGCCGGACACGCTGCTTTCGCGTATTCGCTACAAAATGGGCTGGGGCAAGGACAGCTCGGTAAATATCGGCACTGACCTTGCGGGTATTACGGACGACTTTTCGCCCGGCAAGGAGTGGTTCGGCAACCTGCTGCAGCGTGAAGGTGAACTCACCGATTATGACGCGGTGGCTGGCTTTGACCGGTACATTGAAACCGCCGGTGACGTTATCTTTCTGACGGACAGCGTACAGCAGCTGCGTTCACTGGAGGACGCGCTCCGGTACCGGCTTTCAGACGAGGGCACGCGCGAGAAGGTAAATCAGATCCGCAACGACCGCAGTCTGAACGCGCTTGAACGGCACCAGAAGATTCAGGACGCCTACGACTCCAACACGGATAATATCCAGAAGCTGTACAACCAGAAAAAGCAGGGCATGGGCGGCTATGTTTCCAACCTGCACGAGTATATCAACAACCTTGCGGGCAAGAAGGCACGCGCAGACCGCGGCTGGGAGGAAATGATCGGCCGACAGATGTACACCGTAGCGAAGAACGTTGAGGGACGTGTGGCGGCGAACATGATCGCAATGAACCCCGGCTCGTGGATCACGAACTTTATCCCGATCACGCAGGTGAGCGGCGAGGTGAGCACTGCAAACCTCATCAAAGCCATGCGCGACACGGTGAAAAGCGCTGTGAAGGATGACGGCTTTACGGATGGCTCGGTTTTCCTGACCAACCGCGAGGGCACGCAGTTCCTCGACCGGACACTGACGCGCAAAATCTCCGATATTGCCGGCATGCCGATGGAGGCAATCGACCACTTTACCAGCAACGTGGTAACGCGCGCGAAGTATCTGCAGAATATTCAGAACGGCATGGGCCTGCAGGAGGCGTTCGACAACGCAGACACGTTCGCCGCCAACCTGATGGCGGATCGCTCTAAGGGCGCGCAGCCGACCGCGTTCAATAGCGTGAACCCTGTCCGCAAGGTGTTTACCATGTTCCAGCTTGAGGTGAACAACCAGCTTTCCTATCTGTTCAAGGACCTGCCGCGGGCGAAGCAGAGCGTACCAAAACTGGCGTGGGCGTACACGAAGGTATTTACCGGCGCGTACCTGTTCAACGCGGTGTACCATCAGCTGACCGGCCGTGACTCGGCGTTTGACCCCATCAGCATAGTTGGCGATGCGTTCGACCTTGACCCGCTGGAGCTGATCGCGGAGGCGTTCGGTCTGGGTGACGATGACGACAAGGACAAGAAGAAAAAGTCCGGTGTGGACATTGCGCTCGACCTCGGCAAAAATGTTGCCGAACAGGTTCCGTTTGTGGGCGGCCTGCTCGGCGGCGGCCGTGTGCCGATCTCCTCTGCTTTCCCGGATTTCGGCAAGCTGATCGAGGAGCACGAGAACGGTTACGACAACAAGCGCATTGCGCTTGACGCGGCAAAGAGCGCTGCCAACTCGGCGGCGTACCTGCTGCTGCCGTTCGGCGGCGGTGCGCTCAAGAGAACAGCCGAAGGCGCGGCAACCGTATATGCGGGCGGCAGCTACAGTCTGGACAAGAACGGCGAGAAGATCCTGCAGTTCCCGCAGTACGGCCAGAGCCCGAGAGATTGGGCGCAGGCTATGCTGTTCGGCAAGTCGTCGCTGCAGGGCGCGCAGGAGTGGGCGGATGATGATTACCAGAGCCTTAATGCGGACGAGACAAAGGCGTTTGATGAATTGCGTCAGCACATGAACTGGTTCAAGGACGAAAACGGGAACACCATTGACAATTCCGAGGCGGTGTTTGCGGCTATTAAGGCTATGCGTGCCATTACGGACGAGATGAAAGAAAAGTACCCGGACGATTACACGGCGATTGCTGCAGGCAAGAAACGCGAAATGCTGTTTAACGACAACGATCTGAATGAGATTCAGAAAAAGTATCTTGACCGTGAACTGATCGGCAGTTCGGTCGGTGCGTCCGGCGACTACTCCTCCCGGGATATGTTCGACATCAGCCAGAAGGTGCGCGAGGCCCGTCAAGATGATGCGATGGAGGCACTCAAACACGGAATTTCCGTTGATGAGTTTGCAAACTGGGACGGCATTATCGAGGAAACGCTTGCGGATAACGAAGTAGATGCAAAGGATTTTGTCGAAGGACAGAATAACGAGCTGTACAAAAAGAATGAGGCACTTTTGGCAATCCTTAACGAGTACGGTAACAGCGGCGAACACACGGACGCGGAAAAGAACGCGTTTGCGGACTATCTGCTGATCTCTGCTATGGAGGACAGCGACAAGGAACGCTGGGACGAGGTAAAGGGTACGGTAAACGCGACCGACTTTGTGAAGTTTGCAAGCGACATGACGACGTACAACAAGGAGTACAAAGGTTCCGGACAGAGCAAGAGCGACGCTATGCAGTCGATCCTTGACGGTTACAAGAACCTTTCCGACACGCAGAAGGACGCGCTTTTTGGCGTGTACAGCGACAGTGCGTCCGGCAATGCGTTCCATATCTCCAAGTATGAGGAGGCTATTAAGGACAATTCGTTCTACTCTTACCTCAAGGACGCAGGCAAGAAGGAGCTGCGCTCACTGCTCAACAGCTACGAGAAACATGTGGCGGATAACGCCAAGCTGGACGGCTGGGAGGCCAAGGCGGCCGTTGCCAAGGAGGCCGGTATTTCGCCGGGCATTTACGCGTTGTTCCAGGTCGCGCTGCAGGAGGCGGACACGGACGGCAAGGGATTGAGCCAGGCGAAGGCCAAGGCGGCCGTTGAGTCGGTCGGCGGTCTGACACAGGCACAGAAAGCGTATTTGTGGCAGAGCGCAAACAAGAGTTGGAAAAAGAACCCCTACGGCTCGGCGACGGTTTCCGAGTATAAATATTCGGGCGGCGAGTTCGCAAACCCGGTTGAGGGCGGCACGATCTCAAGTAAGTTCGGTCCGCGTGACACGTTTTCGACAAGCAACGGTGCCTCGTCCTCGCGTTGGCACAAGTCCATTGACATTGCCGCGCCTGCCGGTACGGCGATCAAGTCGGTTCAGGACGGCAAAGTAACCGCAAACGGCTGGGTGGACGGTTACGGCTGGACGATCGAGGTTACGCACGCCAACGGTTATGTCTCCATGTATCATCACATGCAGAATTCGTCCAGCGTGGCGGTCGGCACGGAAGTAAAACAGGGGCAGACGATCGGCAACGTCGGCAGTACCGGCAACTCGACCGGTCCGCACCTCGATCTGACGATCACCAAGGACGGCACGCCGGTGGATCCTGCGTCGCTGATTGGCGATTACAAGAACGCAAAGACGGGGTATGTTTACGAGGGATCGCCGGTTTATACGCAGCTGTCCTCGGCGGCAAGCAAGAGCAAAAAGAGTTCCGGCGGGTCGAGTAGGTCGAGTGGCGGAAGCAGTTCCGGCGGTTTGAAGCAGCTTAAGGGACTTAGTGGTTTGAAAGGATTGGGATTCTGATAAGGAAATGCGAAAGCGCCGTCGGTTGACGGCGCTTTTTTTGTCGTTTCGTAAACCTATAACATTTTATGCTTTGACAGCAATAACTTAAATGTTAGAGGTTTGAGGTATAGCAATTTTGGGGTGGATTGTCAGATGGAGGTCGCTTTTGGCTTTGCCGTAGACACGGACGGTTTTATGGTAGTCTATGCGACGGATTACCTGCTTTAAGAGAAGATTTTGTTCTTTTGGATCTTCCAGTGTGGGGTATACGTCCAGCACATGACGGATGAGTGGCGCGGAGTTCTTCTGCGCTTCAATGTCTGTCTGTTTATTATGGAGTTTGTGCTCGATCTCGTGCTTTGTGTTTAGCAGTGCGGTCTGATCCTGGCTGATTGCGGATTGACGCTGCAGGAAGGTTTCCTTACTGTAAACACCATCTTCGAGCAGTTCATAGGTACGCTGCAGACGGTGGTTTATATCGGTAAGCTGCTTCTCGATATTCTGCAGTGCGATTTCTTCGCTTTTCGTGTCCAGAAGGGTAGGAGAGCTGAGTTCGATCTCGTGAAGAAATTCGCGGAGAGACTGCAGGACAAGGCTTTCCACATCTTCAAACAGACTGGAGACGGTAGAGCAGGACGGATTTTCACAGCCAAACCGGACTTTATCTTCACGGCGGTATGGATGGCGAGACATCAGTTTACCGCATTGGTCGCAGTAGACCAGTCCGGCCAGCGGATTCATCTGCTGGTATTTGCGCGGTACACGCGGCGTAACGGTGTCTTTCATGCGCTGTTGGACGCTGTACCAGACGTCCCGCGGGATGATCGCTTCGTGTATTCCTTCGTACAGCTCACAGTTTTTATTGACCGGTCGCTTGGTTATCAATTTGCCTTTTTGCACGATTTTTGTGTTGACCTTCATGGCACTGGGGATAAAACCGGCATAGTGTGGGTTCTGCAGGATGGCACGGGTAGTCGCGGGCACCCATTTTTTATCGAGCGGTGTGCGGATCTTCATAGCGTTCAGTTCGTTCGCGATTTCGGAAAAGCCTTTGCCGGAAAGATACATATCGTAGATGGTGCGGATCACACCGGCTTGCGGCTCAACCGGTCGAAGGGACCAGCCACGGCCGTCCAGTTTGTAGCGTTCATAGCCGTAAGGCGGACGTCCGGGAACGTAGTGGCCTTCTTTCTTGGAGGCTCTCGTTCCGGCCAGCTGACGGCGGCGGATCATGCGATACTCTTGACGTGACATAAACAGGCCGAACTCCATCCATTCCTCATCCGCCTCCTGCGTGGGGTCGTAGGTTTTGGCGGGTGTTACGATGAGCGTGCCCGAAAACTTAAACGCTTGGGCGACGATGCCCTGATCTATCGTATCACCACGCGCGAGACGCGAGGTCTCGGTGACGAGGATGCCCTTCCAGCGGCCGTCCTCCACCTCGGAGAGCAGCTGCTGCATGACGGGACGGTTCGCAATACGCTCACCTGAGACGATTTCGCGGTAGATCGCGCCGATGGGCAGGGCACGGGACTTGGCAAGCTCCATGAGGATATGCTCGTGCCGGGCGAGGGTATCGCCTTCGCCGTGCGCCTCTGCTTCGAGGTCGGCGCGGGATTTCCTCAGATAAATTGCGTACTCGGTACGCATGGGATCACATCCTTATTGGTACTTTTTCAGAATATTATCTATTTCTTCCGCAGTTACAGGGCGTGTTTTTGCGATCAGTGCAATTTCGCGCAAAACGGAATAATACTGACTGCATCTATTATCGGCGGTGCGATAATTCTTTAGTTCTACATGAACGAGGGCAAAGGATAAGATACATATACCGACCAGCGCAACTATGATAAAGGGATAGTATTTAGTCCAGTTGCTTTCCGTGGCTTTGCTTGCGGCAACAGCAGGCGCTTCTTCTTCCTCGTCATCCCAAGTGGCTTTTCCGCCGAGCTCGCTTCTGTCGATGATATCGCTGTTCGGCGCGGATCGGTCGGCGAAAAATCCATCTCGATAGCCTTGATAATACCCATCGTCATAATCACTGCTATGATCTTCGGCGCTGTCGGTGTCGTTAAAATCTGACCATACAGCAGCTTCGTTTAATCCGAAGTAGGCACCTTGTTGGAATTGCAGACTTTGTTCCTGCAAACCAAACATATATACAATTTCATCCAGAGTGAAATAGTCGAACCTTGGTTTGTTCTCTGGATCATTGTAAGAACCGGCTTGCATGAAATAGCTGTTATCGGTTTCACCATCAGCGTGCGGAATCGCCTGATCCTGATATGGTGTGTACATTCTACCGTCTGCATCATAATAATATTGGCGAGGTATAATGTGACCTGCTTGTGGACAGCTGCCGGAATTTGAAAAATTTTGCGAGGATTCGTATGAATCGGGAACCCATTCCCAACTGGGATCACGCCAATCTACATCGTCTACTTGGTCGGAAGTTGTATCTTGCGAAATAGTGTCTGTTGCCGATGAACCACTTGTACCGGAATTCCTGCCGGTTTGGTCATCATAATCATATGGACAGATTCCGTTTGTATGCTGATGGGCGGGGTATCCGTGGTGGTAGTGATATTCGCCAGTATCATTATCCCAGTGGCCGCCGTCTGCATCTGTTTGCCCCGGATGGGCCGAGGCAACAGACGTGAGCATTAAGAGACAACCAGCGGCGCAAATTATCCGTTTGGTAAGATATTTCATATATTTGCCCTTTATTCATGCCTGCTTTTCCAGATCGGAAAGGTCAGGCATTTTTTTATGCGTTTGTTTTGCCATATACATGGTCTGACGGATATATTCCTGCCCCTGCTCGTTCAGGGAACGGTAGTCGTCGATGAGCTGTTGTTCGTCGGCGGAAAGGGCGGGGACTTGCGCGGTATTCTGCGCGATTTGGGGTTGTTCCTGCATAAGTTGCTGTATTCCTAATCGAATAAGTTCAACTGTTGCACTGGAACGGGTTTTGTATCGGTGTTCAAACTGATAATCTTCGATTTGCTTGAGAAGTTCATCATCTACCGAAACAGTATATCTGGGACGATCTGTTGACATTCTCTCACCTCCTGAGTTTACTCCATTATACACCGGTGGTTCACTGATGTAAATATTTTTGTGAAATATCTTGACAAAGCAAAAGTGAACCACTATAATACAAACAACAGGTTCAGTGAACCACTTAAAATGAAGGAGTGAACCAAATGAAAAGACTTTCCGTAAGCCTTCCGCCGGAAATCGAAAAAACGATTATCGACCTGCGCAAGACCGACGAATTTTGCATGTGCTCTTGCGCTGACATTCTCCGTAAACTGATGCTGATTGGCGCGGAACAGCTGCACACGACAGCCGAGCAGGCGGAAGGGAAGGGGTGAGGGGATGGAAAAGGCTTTGGAAGATGTTGCGAAAAACACAACCGCCCTCCTTGCTGACTGTGTGGAGCAGTTGAGCAAAAAGAGCGGCTGTCAGGCACAGTTAGGGCTCACGGTAACTAAGATCGAAACCTGCCTGAAAATCCTGAAATTTATTCGTGATGAATAGAGTTCAGGACTGCGTTGTAGATGTCAGCAGCGGCTTTTCCGTATGCTTCGTTGCTGATATCATTTCCGGCTACATAATGGCCGGTATCCAGCAGTTTTAAGGTGAGCTGGAGCGCAATTTCCTTATCAGACACGCAAAACACCTCCTTTCTGCTTCAGTATAGCAGATAAGGTGGAAAGAGACAACGAGGAATGTATGAAAGTAAAGATTACCATTAAGGGGAAAGCTGGGCAGGCCGGTACACTTGCCGAAGCACTGGACGGCTTTTTGAAAGATGAACTGAAAGTGCGTGCAAAGTACCCTGAAAAGACACAGTATGAAATCCATGTGGTACAGCGGACATTTTATCGTACAGTGAAAGGCTCGCGCCCTGCTAAGGACGCCGAGCAGGCGGAAGGGAAGGGGTGAGGGGATGGACACCGAGAAAAACAAAGAAGCCCCGCGGGACGGGACTTCTTACAGCTTGGCGCCGTATTCCGGCGGGTGGTGTACACCGGAACGAATCCGGAAGCAGGTTCGCAAGGTTATGCAAGCCGAGAGATACAAATGCGTGATGCGCGAATTGATTTCTCGTAATCACGGATGAATTTAGAGCGCTTTTCGGTTTTGAGCATTTCGTCATAGAACGAGATAAGGCGTTTGAGAGAAACAACGATGAACGCTCTATCCTCGTCAGACAGAAACAGACCGGTTTCGGGCTCGGACTGGAATGCACAGACTTTTTGCAAAAGCGCTTCCGCTTGCTTTTGCTCCTCAGACAATGGGTTTGAAATATTGTTTGAAAGCATCAGCGCAAAGGTTTCTGCATCGAGCGGTTCGGCTTGATATTCCAGCGCTTCCCGCATAATGGCTGCATCCTGCGGACGCAACATTTTAGGCATGAGAAATACCTCCTTTCTGCTTTCAGTATAGCAGATAAGGAAAACGAAAACAACGCCGAGCAGGCGGACGGGAAGGGGTGAGGGACGTTAGATGGCTTTTTACGAAAAGATTTCCGACTACATTAAACAGAATGGCATTAAGCAGACTTTTATCGCTGACAAGTGCGGCTGGACTAAACAGAAGCTCTACAACTTATTACACGGTAGAAACCGTATATCGGTGGAGGACTATGAGGCAATCTGCGAAGCACTGAGCGTGCCTTTCGATTTCTTTTGTGAGGATAAGACAAACCCCGCCAGCAGCAGCTGACGGGGGTTGCGGGAAATTAGTTTGCTGCCGCGATGAGTGCATCTGAAATAGACTTTGCGAGTTCGTTTAGCGCACTGGTGTTAGGAACACAGAGCCAGCCGAGCAGCGGAAGGGAAGGACACACCATGAAGTACGAAGTTTGGGTTCTGACGGAAAAAGGTCATATTGCGTACCAGTGGACGCAATATTTTTGCGACAGCCGAGAGGTTGCGCTGCAGAAGGTCGAGGAGTGGCTCGGCAAGGCGGAAAAGATCGAGGTGAAACCTGCATGAAACCATTCAACGAATACCTCGGCATGAGCGCCGAGCAGCTGCTGGCTGACCCGGAAGCGCCGGAGAGCCTGCGGATCGCTGCCCGCATTGAGCTTGAGAAAGCACAAAAGTTCAATTTAGAGGCAGAAGCGGCGCGGACGGCAACAGACAAGCCGGTCTGAGCATAGGCTTTAGAAAGGGGTGGTTACGGTGGCAATCGTTAAAACATATCATTATCCAAACGGTACGGTCTACATTGACGACGACTGCTACCGTGACGTTCCGCCGGAGGAAATGCATCGGCGCATTGAGCGCCTGCAGAAAACGGCGTGGGAATTACTGATGAATCAGGAACGGAGGAAGAAAGATGAAGGCAAGTAAGTTTATGATGAGCCTGTCGGCGGCGGTGTTTGGCGGCGTGATGTACATGCAGATCGCGGGTGCCTGCAGCCGCATGCAGGCGGCGGTGCTCGGAACGGCGATGCTGGTATGCATGGCAATCTGCTATGCGGATCTCTGTGCGGCAAAACGCCGCCGGGCGGCAGAGGAAGTCAAGGCCCGCAAGGCGGCCCGCGTCTCCATGGACAAGGCGGCGCACATTGCGTACCGCGCCGACCTGATGAGGCAGATCCGCTGATGGCAGACTGGAAGAAAAACCGGCAGAAGTTCCAGATGCCGCATGACCGGGTGGAACGCTGTATGCGGTACGTGAAGGCTGTCGAAAAAGCAAAGCGGAAGGCTGAGAAAGCAAAAAGGGCCGCAGCGCGACCAGAGCCTGCGCAAGGAACGGCCGAGTTCGAGGCGCTGCTGCTCGAACGGTGGCAGGCTCGGCAGGAGGCTAAAAAACAGGAGGGCGGCCATGCAGAGATTTAGCGGATTGGAAATTAAGCCGTATTCTCAGCTGACCGAGCTGCCGCGGGTGCGGATCGACAGGGTGCGCGTTGAGGTACAGCGCACCCTGTTTGGCGAGGTGGAGTATCACCTTGTCGG